AGATGGCAGAGTTGCTAAAAAAGGTCTGTACTATTATATGAACAGAGCTAAAAAAAGAGGAACAAGTAAACCTGGAAAAGGTTCTGTTACCGATAAAGCTTTAAAACAATCAGCAAAAACAGCTAAAAAATAATGGGTATATTTGGTATAGCTAAAAGAGGTTTTGGCATGCTTGGTCGAAAAGGCAAAGTAGGTAAAACTATTACTGGCGTAAAACCTAAATCTACTGACATTGGCAAATATAAAGTTCGTAATCTTAAAGGCATGGGTAAAGCAAAAAGAATTCTTGCTGACACAGAAGCTGGAGCTAAAAAAACAATAGCGCAGGCTAAAGATGCAGGTCGTAGAGATCTTGCGGTAGGTTCAGCAAAAGTATTAAGAAGGGCAAAACAAGCTGAAAAAGACGCTGACGTGTTTACTAAAAGAATTTTAAAAACAGATAGATAAATGAAAGAAAAAATTAAATCAGTTTCTGCCAAACTTAAAAAAGCATCTAAAGCTCACGCTAAACAAGCTAAAGTATTAGACGGAGTTGTGAATGCTGCCAACGGAGGATATATTGGTTCTTATATTTCTGGAGATCTTGCTGGTAAAAAAGTAAGTAATCCAAGTTATAGAAAATATTATAAAGGTTTATTATAGAAAGTATTAATGGCTAGTTTAGAAAGTGTAATAGTAAAAATTAATAGATATATCTTAAAAAGATTACAAGAATTATCCATAGTTGTTACGTCTGGGGGTATTGACAATATGGAAAAATACAACTATATAATAGGACAGATCAATGCCTATGAGGCATTAAAACAGGAGCTCTCTAGCCTGCTTGAAGATAAGGAGCAAAATGACAATAAAGGAACCATCGTCGACATCAATAAACGAAATCCCAAAACGTAAATTAGCGTTAGAAGAAAAATATAATTCAGAACCTAAAAAAGAAATTACAAAAGATACTAATAAATTACCACAACCAACAGGTTGGAGAATTCTTGTTTTACCATTCAAAATGGATGAAAAAACAAAAGGAGGATTGTTAATAACTGAATCTGTTATAGAACGTCAACAAGTAGCGTCACAAACAGGATTAGTTTTGGCAATGGGCCCGCAATGTTATGCGGATAAAGAGAGATATCCAAGTGGCCCATGGTGCAAAAAAGGCGATTGGGTCGTTTTTGCAAGATACGCAGGATCGCGTATTCAAATCGAAGGAGGAGAAGTTCGTCTTCTAAATGAAGATGAAGTTTTGGCAACCGTGAAGGATCCTAAAGATATCCTACACGCATATTAATCATAGGAGGATAAACTATGCCTGACGAAGAAAAGAAAACCGTAGATATTGATACTTCTGGCCCAGGGGCCGAGGTTGATTTACCAGAAGAAAACGTCAAAGAGACTGAAGCAGAGTCCAAGCCGGAAGCTGCTCAAACCAAGACAGAAGAAACAAGAACCACGGAACAAGAAACACAAATAGATGTACAAGAAGAAAAAAAAGAACAACCAATAAAAGAAGATGACAAACTAGAAGAATATAGTAAAGGCGTTCAATCGAGGATTGCTAAACTTACACGTAAAATGCGTGAAGCGGAAAGACAAAGAGATGCCGCTACAGAATATGCAAGAGCGATTGAAGAACGAAGACAAGACGTAGAAAAACGTTTTGAAAAAACCGATGCAGACTATATTAAAAAGTTTGAATCAAGCATTAAAGATGGAATGGATTCTGCTCAAAAAGATTTAGCAAAAGCCATTGAACTTGGAGATGCAAACGCTCAAGTAGAAGCTAATAAAAAGATCGCTAAACTAGCATTTGATAATGCTAAGTTAGAACAGAGTAAGGAAATTAGAGCAGCAAAAACACCTGCAAAACCTGCAGATGTTAGAGAACCAAGACAACCTGTTAATCAAATGCCTACTCAAGATCCTAAAGCTGAAGGTTGGGCATCAAAGAATACATGGTTTGGACAAGATAGAGCCATGACATTCACCGCGTTCGAGATTCATAAGGATTTAGTGGATAAAGAAGGTTTTGATCCACAGACTGATGAATACTATGCAGAAATTGATAAAAGAATCCGTGTTGACTTTCCGCATAAATTTGGTAAAACTGATACCAAGCGTTCGACCGAGCCCGTTCAGACGGTGGCTTCAGCTTCAAGAAGCGTTAAACCCGGTCGCAAAACTGTGAAACTCACTTCTTCACAGGTAGCAATAGCTAATAAATTAGGAGTGCCACTCGAAGAGTACGCAAAACAACTAAAAAACACGGGAGGAGCGTAATATGACAAAAGAAAATAAATCTCGTGCGAGCCAAACACGGTCAAAGTCTGAAAGACCAAAAGTGTGGGTTCCACCATCTTCTCTAGATGCACCCCCTGCACCTGATGGATTCAGGTACAGATGGATAAGAGCAGAGAGCGTAGGTTTTCAAGACATTAAAAACGTAACTGGAAGATTAAGAGAAGGTTATGAATTAGTAATGGCTGAAGAAATCGAAAATGCTACTGACTATCCAGTCATCGACTCAGGTCGATACAAGGGGGTAATTGGGGTAGGTGGCCTTCTACTTGCGAAGGTACCAATCGAGATCGCGCAGCAAAGACAAGATCATATGACTAGACGTCATAAAGATCGAAGCGACGCCGTAGAAAACGATCTTATGAAGGAGCAGGATAAGAGAATGCCAATCAATGTTGAAAGGCAGTCTCGTGTAACCTTCGGTGGTACAAAGAAATCCTAATTAGGAATTCGTGGGTTAATCCCTATCATCGATTTAACTAAATCGTCTATGAACAATTAAGTGCATAGACAAAAGGAGTAATAACTATGGCAAATAGTAACACGCAAGGTTTTGGTTTGATTCCTGCGGGTCAGTTAGGTGGAACACCTGCGACTCAAGGACAAGGCAAATACAAAATCGACGCTGGTTATGCCACTGCATTATATCAAGGGTCTGCGGTTCGTCTGGACAATCCAGGTGGAGCCAACACTAACCCTGGTTATATAATCACGGCACAAGCGGCAATCACCAATGATACAATTGGTGTGTTAAATGGTGTGTTCTACAATGCGGCTACAACTTTGAAGCCAACATGGCAGAACTACTACAACCAAGTTACTCCGGCAAACAGTGAAGATATAACAGCGTTCGTTGTTGATTCTCCATTCCAACTTTTCGTTGGTGCTGCAGACGCAGCTGTAACACAAGCAAACATCGGTAAATCCGTTGGTTTGACTGTAACAGCAGCTGGAAGCACAACAAGTGGTCAATCAAGTTCAACGCTAACTATCGGTACTATCGCTAACACCGCAAACCAATGGAGACTTTTAAGAGTTGCTGATGATCCTGACAATAAGGACATCACAGCTGCTTACGCGTCTTACGTGGTTGTAGCTCAACAGAGCGAGTGGTTTGGTGAAGGTACAGCTGGACAATAATAGGAGCATATAGACTATGGCAATATCACGAGCACAGCTAGTTAAAGAACTAGAACCAGGTTTAAATGCACTATTTGGCCTGGAGTACAAACGTTACGAGAATCAGTCATCTGAAATCTACGTAACTGAATCAAGTGACAGAGCTTTCGAAGAGGAAGTAATGTTATCTGGATTCGCAAACGCACAAGTAAAAGCAGAAGGTGCCGGCGTATCTTATGACGACGCACAAGAAACTTTTACAGCACGTTACACAATGGAAACGATGGCGTTAGCCTTTGCAATCACGGAAGAAGCTATGGAGGACAACCTCTACGATAGAATTTCTTCTAGATATACAAAAGCGCTAGCAAGATCTATGGCAAATGCTAAACAAGTAAAAGCAGTTGAACCTTTAATAAATGGGCTACCTCAAACGGCTACATTTAATTCAGGCGACGGCGTTGCTTTATTTAGTACTGCCCACCCAACAATTGCTGGGACTTTCCAAAACACTTTATCTACACAAGCAGACTTAAACGAAACATCGCTTGAACAAGCGATTATCGACATCAGTAACATGACTGATGAAAGAGGTCTAAAAGTGGCAGCTAAAGCTGTTAAAATGATCGTTCCTGCAAACAACCAGTTTAATGCTGACAGACTGATGAAGTCTCAAGGTAGAACTGGAACTGCTGATAACGATATCAATGCTATCGTATCAATGGGAATGGTTCCTCAAGGTTATAGAGTGAACAATTACCTAACTGATACTGATTCTTGGTATTTAATCACGGACGTTCCTAATGGAATGAAAATGTTCGAAAGAGCACCGTTAAAAACAGCAATGGAAGGTGATTTCGACACTGGTAACGTAAGATTCAAAGCTAGAGAAAGATACGTATTTGGCGTATCAGACCCTAGAGGAATCTTCGGCTGTCAGGGTGCGTAATAGCTAACTAATTAATGAGGCGGACCACAAATCCGCCTCATTTTAATCTTGAATTACAGGTGAGATATGTTAAAGGATTTCCGAATTATAATAATGGCTTATGGGTATAGAACAGAGTTCCAAGTAAAATGCGAGGATTCTCCAGAAGCTATAGAACAATCTATAGTTGACAAGTTAGGAGAAAAGAGTATAAAATGGGACACAACGGGATTTTATGATAAGTCCCGAAAATGGATAACCTATGAGGAGGTTATATATGATCCAAGACCTGTACAAACAGAAAAAATCCTTGGAGTTGAGTTGGGAACAAGAACACCTTAACGAAGGTAGATATACTCTCAACATGGTCAGGATAGATGACAAGATCAGAGAAGTCATCACCGAGATCAAGCTGGAGGAAGCTAAAATTGCAAACAGAGAAAATGCAATTATAAATTCAGCTCCACAAGTATCAGTAGCCACTTAATACAAAGAGCTACATTATTGGAAAAATCAAACCATCTAACAGGATCTCTTGCGCTCTAAACAAATTTAGCGTATAAAAGAATTACTAAGATATATAAATCATAAATTGGTTGTTCTTTTCTTAGTAAGGCAACTGGCGCGAGGAGGCGCTGATTATATGACAACACACTTTTCAACTGGTGTAACTAACGTAAGAGGCAAACAAGGAAAAACTTCTTTATTTAGCGGAATGAAACAACCGCTTATTATAGGAGGTGACCCTGCTGCTGAATTCTGTTACCAAAATGACTTTCATCATTACAATGCAAGTGATTGGGATGTAACATCTGGCGGAGGTTCTGATTACCAACTAGCACAATATGCTCATGGATGGTTAAGATTAGGAGATGCAGCCCCAGCTGCTGGAGAAATAACTGGTGTATCTTCAAAAGAAGTATGGCAGTACAACTCTGGTAAAAAATGGTACTATGAAACATCAATTGCACAAACTGATGTATCTGATGGTAACTGGTTTGTAGGATTTGCTGACAACGCATTTGTTGATCCAGCTACGGTTCCTACTGATTGTATTGGGTTTTCACATTTAGAAGACACAACTACTATTCAGTTTCTATCAAGAAAAAATGGAGCTGGAGTATCAAAAACTCTACCTACTGTAGCAACAGCTGGTAACGCAACTGAAACTAGCTTCACTTTAGAAGATTCTAGCGTACCAACTCAAACAGCTACTGTTTTGGCTCAACCTTCTAACTCTGTTAGATTGGGATTCTTATTCCAACCTGCAGGTTCAGAATTAGGTCAAACAGCTGTTCAATATAAGATCTTTTTAAATGGATCTATTGTTGCAACACAGGCAGCTTCAACTGTTCCTGATGACATCGCATTAGAACTTAAAGTTTTCCTTGAAAACAAAGGTACAAATGCAAATGACATCTTTACTGATTACATACTTGCTTGTCAGGAGAGATAATAATTAATTAGTGTGAGCTCCTTAGGGAGCTCATGCAATTAAAATAGGAGATAAAATAAATGCCAAATGTAACAAATGTAAAAAGTAAACAAATACTTTTTGGAACAGATACAGATGCTATTTCTGCAGCCGGTACAGCAACGACTTTAGTTTTACTTAACAGTGGACCTTGGGTTAATGCACAAACAGTTACTATAACTTCAAGCGCAGATAATTCTGGAATAACTTTTACGGTTGTAGGAAAAAATGCAGATGGAGATGCAGCAACAAGCGCAGCAACTACTGGACCAGATAGCACTACAGTTGATGTAGCTGGAACTTGGTCAGAAGTAACTAGCATCACAGCGAGCGGTTCAATAACTACTAACATTTCTGCTGGAGTAAAAGAAGGAGCTTCTACTGGAACTATTTTTGCTGGAAGAACTAGAATTAGAGGAATGTATGGAGTAGCTGGCGGAGGCGCTGGACGTGTATTCATTAAAAACAGTTCTGCAACTACTGGTCCTAACAGATTAATTGTTGATGTAGATAGCGGAGAAGACATAGATCCATATATTCCAGATAATGGAATTTTATGTGAAGATGGAGCTTATTTTGCATATGATGGAACTGCAGTAGTTGGATTATCTATACAGTTTGACGGATAGGAGGTAACGTATGGCTAATACGACTTCCGGCACATATACTTTTGATAAGAATTTTGCAATTGATGATTTAATTGAAGAAGCTTATGAAAGAATTGGTATGCAGGGAACTTCTGGATATCAATTAAAAAATGCTAGAAGATCTTTAAATCTTTTATTATCTGAATGGGGTAATAGAGGAATTCACTATTGGGAAATAGGTGAAACAAATATTGATTTAATTCAAGGACAAACTGAATACAAATTTTATCGTACAGCAACTGATGGGACGAGTGCTACGACTACACCCACAAATGGAATTTACGGAATAACTGATGTTTTAGAAGCTCAACTAAGAACTAATAGAACTCAAACCACTCAATCAGATACACCCATGACAAAAGTTGACAGATCCACTTATGCAGGATTTTCAAATAAACTTTCTCAAGGAACACCAAATCAATATTGGGTTCAAAGATTTATAGATCATGTAAGTATTAGTGTTTATCCAACAGCTGATGCTTCAAATGCAGCTAAAGACATGCACATTTATTATATTAAAAGAATACAAGATGTAGACGGAACTTACACAGATGCAACCGATGCACCTTTTAGATTTTTACCTTGTATGGTTACAGGTTTATCTTTTTATTTAGCACAAAAATATGCTCCAGATAGAATTCAAACTCAAAAATTATTATATGAAGATGAATTAGCAAGAGCATTAGCGGAGGATGGATCAGCGTCTAGTACATATATTACACCTAAGACGTATTATCCTAATATTTAATTATGCCAAAATATGCATCAGGAAAAAGAGCGTTAGCAATTTCAGATAGATCTGGACTTCAATATCCATGGAGAGAAATGGTAACAGAATGGAATGGAGCTTTTGTTCATGTATCTGAATATGAACCTAAACAACCACAATTAGAACCTTTACCAATAAGTGCTGACGGTGTTGCTTTACCACAGGTTAGACCGGCAAGAACTGCACCTGCAGTAGCAAGAATAATGCCAGACAATCCATTTAAAACATACGCAGCTGCCTCAGGTATTATTAATGTAACATTTCCAGGTCATGGTTTAACTGATGGAGACACTTACAGATTTAGAGGTGCTTCTCAAGCAACAACAGCAAGTGGTGGAACTTTTCAATTTGCAAACCCACAAGGTTTTGATGGTATTACAGGAGCTAAACTTGCTTTAGCTGCAGGCTATTCTATTACTACAGGTATATTTAGATCAGGAGCAAGAATTCAAACAGATTATGCTAAAGCTAATTATTTTTATTTTACAGTGAATACTGATACTGCTACATTAGGTAATCAAAAAGGAGGAGGAGTTGGATGTTCTGTTGGACCTATAACTCTTGAAGCATAATGGCAGGAATAAGTTATTCAGGATTAGTTACACAAATTAGAAATTACACTGAAACAGACGCAAATGTTTTAACAACTGATATTTTAGAAAATATTATTTTAAATGCTCAGTCTAGAATATCTCAAGATGTTCCAATTGATGCTGATAGACATATGCAAGAAGGTAATTTAGTTACAGATAAAAATAGTATTTTTGCTCCGGCTGGAGCAATATTTACTAGAGGTATAGAAGTATTTGACTCTACTACAGCTTCAACTGGCACTTTAAGATGGCTTATTAAAAAAGATGTAACTTGGTTAGCTGAGTACATTGAAGATCTAACTGGATCAGGAGGAGCTGATGTAACCGGCATGCCTAAATATTATGCAATGTTTGGAGGAGCAACGGGAGATGGCTCATCAAATTCAGGAGGTTATATGTTAGCACCTACTCCAGACGCAAACTATTATTTTAGAGTTCATTACGATAAAAGACCAGCAACATTAGCATCTGATAACACGACTAATTATATTAGTATGAACTACCCTCAATTGCTTTTATATGCCTGTTTAGTTGAAACTTATGGGTTTTTAAAAGGCCCTACGGATATGTTGACATTATACGAGCAAAAGTATAAAGATAGTATACAAACGTTTGCTTCTCAACAAATTGGAAGAAGACGTAGAGACGATTACACGGACGGCACGGTTAGAATTAAAATTGATTCACCGAGTCCTTAAATTAGGAGAAAAATATGGCTATTACATCAGCAGTTTGTTCAAGTTTTAAAAGTGAACTTTTAAGTGGTAAACACGACTTTGATTCTTCAGGTGGAGATACTTTTAAAATCGCAATGTTTACAAGTTCTGCTTCTCTAGGCGCGACCACAACTGATTATAGTACATCAAACGAAATTACAAATTCTTCTGGAACTGCTTATACAGCAGGAGGAAAAGCTCTTACAAACCAAGGCGTAACTTTAGACAGCACAACTGCTTACACTGACTTCGCTGATGTGTCTTGGACTTCAGCTTCATTTACAGCAAATGGTGCAATGATTTACAACACAACAACTGATGGCGGATCAGGTACAACAGATGCTGTTTGTGTCATAGCATTTGGTGGAGATAAAACAGTTTCTTCTGGAACTTTTACAGTTCAATTTCCAGCAGCCGCAGCAACTACAGCTATCCTAAGATTAACATAAGGAGGTAAATCCTTATGGCCATTACCCGAACTTTCACAGTAACGGTTGTTGGTGGTAAATACGTCATTGATGGAGTATCACAAGCCACATTAACTTTAGCAGAAGGCGCTACTTATAAATTTGATCAATCCGATAGTACAAATGGCGGTCACCCTTTAAGATTTGCCACAGCTGAAGATGCTAGTGGAGGAACTCAATATACAACAGGAGTAACTAGTAGTGGAACTCCTGGCAACTCAGGAGCTTACACTCAAATAACTGTAGCTGCTAGTGCACCAAATCTTTATTATTATTGTACAAGTCACTCAGGAATGGGTGGACAAGCTAACACCGTAGATGCAGACACCTGGGGTGTTTTAACATGGGGTGCTAACTCATGGGCTTCAAATACGGTAACTCCATCTATTACAGGAAATGAAATAACTTCATCACAAGGAGACGTAGATGCTTTTCCCGAACAAGGATGGGGTTCAGATACTTGGGGCACAGAAAATTGGGGAGCATCTGGATTAGCTGTTGAAGTTTCAGGAGTTTCTTTTTCTACCGCTTTAAATGCGGACGGTGTAATATCATCACCTAATACAGGATGGGGTCGAGATTTATGGGGTGAAGCACCTTGGGGTGAAAGCAGTGACCCCGTAATACCTGTTAGTGGTTATTCAGTTTCACTTGGTTTTAATTCATCAGTTACAGTTACAACAGAAGTAAATACAGGATGGGGTTCAGATACTTGGGGATCTGAAAACTGGGGATCATCTGGAATTACTGTAGAAATTAGTGGAGTAGAATTTTCATCTGTAATTGGAGAAAATGGTTGGGGCACTATTGCTTATGGTGAAGGTGCTTGGGGTGAATGGGTATTAATTCCTGCCGATGTTGTAGGATTAACTGGAGTATCTTTTGGAAGTGCTTTAGGAACTTCAAGCGTACAGGTTGATTACACTGATGCTCCAAGTGGATATGCAGTTGCTACAGAGCAAGGAACTGGTTGGACAATTAATACCGGTGCTGATATACTTGTTGGATTATCAAGTCAAACAATTGGTTCAGGAGTAGGAGCAATTACACCGGCCGATGTTGTAGGAATTACAGGTGTTGAATTTGCCTCTTCGGTAGGTTCAATTACTACCGGGTCTGTAGAAATAATTAGTGTTACAGGAGTATCTTTTGCAAGTAGTGTTGGATCATTTACCATAGCCGATATGGCTGTTGGTTTAACAGGTCAATCTTTTGCAGGTTCTGTAGGAACAATTACACCAGCTGATGTAGTAGGATTGACCGGAGTTGAATTTAGTGCTAATGTAGGGGAATTATACCCGGTATATTATAAAAACGTTGATATTGAATCTTCAGCGGGTTATGAAGATGTTGACATTGAAAGTACAACAACGTATACAGATGTAAATATAGCGGCGTAAATTAGGAGAACAAATTATGGCATCAACATATACACCACTTGGTATAGAAAAAATGGCTACTGGCGAAAATGCCGGTACATGGGGAACAAAAACTAACACAAACTTAGATATATTTGAACAAATTGTTGGTGGATTTACTGGTCAATCGATTGCAGGCGGTGCACAAACTACAGCTTTATCTGTTTCTGATGGATCAACTGGTGCAACTTTATCTCATAGAATGATTGAATTTACAGGTTCTATTACAGGAAACCAAATCGTAACTATTCCATTAGATGTTCAAACTTTTTATTATTTAAGAAATTCAACATCTGGAGCTTACACAGTTCAATTTAAATATACATCAGGATCTGGTGATACATTTACTTTTTCAGCAACTGACAAAGGTGATGCTGTTGTATTTGCAACTGCAAACGATGGAACTAATCCAGATATTTACACTTTACCAGCTGGTGACGTAACTACTGGTGGAACACAAACTTTAACAAACAAAACTTTAACGTCTCCTAAAATTGGAACTTCAATTTTAGATACTAACGGAAATGAACTAGCTTTATTAACAGCAACAAGTTCAGCTGTTAACGAAATTACATTAGCAAATGCTGCGACTGGAAATGGTCCAATTATTTCTTCAACAGGTGAAACAAACGTTGATTTAAATTTAAATCCTAAAGGATCAGGAGTTCTTAAATCAGCAACTGCAGCAATTAATATTTCAGGTAAACAATCTATTTGGGTTCCAGCTACAGCAATGTACGCTGCCTCATCTAATGGATGTGCAGACATTGCTCAAACAGAATTAACAGCTCAAAGACCTGAAGTTAAATCTTTAGATTTTGATGCTTCTTCAGATGAGTATGCACAATTTTCAATTGCATTCCCTAAAGGTTGGAATGAAGGAACAGTAACTTTCCAAAGTTTTTGGAGTGCTGGTTCAACTAATACAGGCACAGTATGTTTTGCATTACAAGGTGTAGCAGTTAGTAGTGACGATACATTAGATGTTGCTATGGGAACAGCTGTACCTAATACAGCATTAGCTGCTTCCGGAACAGCAAACGATCTAATGGTAAACGTAGAAAGCGGAGCAGTAACAATAGCAGGCTCTCCAGCAGTTGGCGATGATGTCTTCTTTAACATTTTTAGAGATGTTTCAGCAGATACTTACAATGCTGATGCAAGACTCATAGGAATAAAAATATTCTATACTACTGACGCAGCTAACGACGCATAAGGGAAATAGAGTATGGCACAATTTGGATACACAATACTTGGTTTTGGATCAGGTGGAGCTCCTAAAGTTGAAATTCAATTTTTAGTAGTAGCCGGAGGCGGTTGCGGAGGTAACTCTAATTATGGATTTATCAGTGGCGGCGGCGGTGGAGCCGGTGGATACAGAACATCTACTCAAACAGCAAACATAGGACAAACAATTACAGTAACAGTCGGCGATGGTGCTACTGCTGCTGGAGGTAGCGGTCCCGATAACGGCGGAAGTTCATCAATCTCAGGATCAGCTGCAGGACTAACAACAATAACTTCTACAGGTGGTGGCGCTGCAGGTGCTTATCACTCACCAGCTAAAGATGGTGGTTCAGGTGGTGGTACAGGAAATGGAAACCCAGCAGGTGGATTATCTGGTGGTTCAGGAAACACACCAAGCGTATCTCCAAGTCAAGGAAATCCCGGCGGAAGTGGTTCTGGTGGCGGAGGTCAACAAACCAATCCTGGAGCTGGAGCAGGTGGTGGTGGCGCTGGTGCCTCTGGAACCGATGCATCAGGAACTACTGCAGGTAATGGTGGAAATGGCACAGCAAATTCAATCACAGGTTCTTCAGTAACTTATGCTGGGGGAGCCGGAGGTGGTTCTTGGAATGGTCCAAATGGATCAGGTGGAACCGGTGGCGGCGCAGCCGGAGTAAGCGCTGCTGGTCTTAACAATGGAACTCCTGGAACTGCGAACACTGGCGGTGGCGGTGGCGGTACAGCTTGGGGAACTCATGGCGTAGGCGGTGAATCAATGGGTGGTAATGGCGGAAAAGGCGTAGTAATTTTAAGTGTGCCTACTGCTAATTATTCATCAACTACATCAGGCTCACCAACAGTTACAACATCAGGTGCAAACACAATAATTAAATTTACAGGTTCAGGGAGCTACACAACATAATGGCTAGTTTTGCAAAAATAGGAGCAGGAAATATAGTTGAAAAAGTTGTTGTTGTTAATAATGATGTAATTACTGACAATGATGGTAACGAACAAGAACAATTAGGTGTAGATTTTTTAAATAATTTATATGGAACAACAGATGTATGGAAACAAACATCCTATAATACTCTCGCTAATGTTCATAGGTTAGGAGGAACACCTTTTAGAAAAAATTTTGCTGGAACAGGATTTATTTATGATGAAAGCAGAGATGCTTTTATACCATCAAAACCTTTTGCTTCTTGGGTATTAAACGAGGATACTTGTCAATGGGAAGCTCCAGTATCTAAACCTGTCGATAAAGCATATATGTGGGATGAAGAAAATCAAAGTTGGGATGCAATAGAATAATACTTGAAATATAACAATATTTAGAATATAATAATACTTAATGAAAGAAAAAATTAAATCAGCTAATTCCTCTTGGAGTTTTAAATTAGATAATGTTCATCTTTATTCTTACTGGCATGGTGCTTTTACAAAAGAAGAATGTAAAAAGATAATTCAAATTGCTAAAAAGAACGGTATGATTAAAGGAACAACAATGAATAATAACAAATTAAATGTTAGAGAAAGTAAAATATCTTGGTTATATCCTTCTGATGATATGAATTGGGTATTTCGTAGAGTAACTGACATGGTATTAGATTTAAATCAAAGATTTTTTAATTTTGATATATTTGGTTTAAGTGAAGGTTTTCAATTTACTAATTATAAGGCACCGTCTAATAAATATGGAAAACACGTTGATAGAGCATCAGATTTTATTGTTAGAAAATTATCTATATCAATTCAATTAACTGACCCAAAAGAATATGAAGGTGGAGAACTTTATCTTTATGAAGATGATGAAGGTATACTAATGGATAAAAAACAAGGGACATTAATTATGTTTCCATCTTATATGTTACACGAAGTTAAGCCTGTAACAAAAGGTGAAAGAAATTCATTAGTAACTTGGGTAACAGGAAATCAATTTAAATAATGGCAAGGAAACTATCAATAAAAGAAACAATAGATATGTTTTCAAATGAAAATGGTTTTGCTTGGGGTATAAATACTGTTATGAAAGCATTAGTACCAAAAGCTAGTTATGATCTTACTGCTGCTAATGAAACATTTATCATAGATAGATGGGACTCAATATATCCACAACCAACATCCCAAGAAATAAAAGAGGAATACGTAAGGCAACAAACAATAGCTGAATGTATTGAATACTTTAAAAATAACAAAAAAACATAGTTTTTGATTATACAAGAGAGCCCTAGTAAAGCAGCAAGATTAGATTGATCTCTTTTAAAAACTATATATAATGGCTGTTTATGTTACAGAAACTATTTTTTCGACCTGGAATTAACAAACAAATCACCCCAACCGCAGCTGAAAGTGAATGGGTGGATGGTGATAATATTAGATTTAGATATGGTGTACCTGAAAAAATAGGGGGTTGGGATCAACTAGGTGCTGATAAACTAACAGGAGCTGTTAGAGCTATTCATCATTTCTTAGATAGTAATGGAGTTAAATATGCTGCTCTTGGATCTAACAAAATTTTATATGTGTATTCTGGTGGAACTTATTATGACATTCATCCAATAAAAAGCACATTTACTGAAACCAGTTGTTTTACTACAAGCTCATCATCTGCCACTGTAACAATAACTTTTTCTACTGGTCATTCTATGCAACCTGGAGACATTATTAGAACTAGTAGTGTAACAATAAGCGGATCTACATTTACAAGTTCTGATTTTGATGACCAAAAATTTGAAGTTATAACGGTTCCTACTCCTACAACGATTACTATAACAATGGCAACGACAGAACAATCTGGTCCTATAACAACTTCGGGAAGCGCTACAATTCAACTTTATGAACCAGTTGGTCCATCTCAACAAGTTAGTGGAAGAGGTTGGGGAACAGGATTATATGGTGGAACAGTTTCTGGTCCGGCGACCACGACTCTTGCTTCTGGAATCAATGCATCTACAACCGATATTCCTTTAACAAGTTCAGCTTCTTTTCCAACTTCTGGAGAAATTAGAATTGGTTCTGAAGATATTAGTTTTACTGCTAACGACACATCTACCAACACGTTAAGTGGTGGAGCAAGAGAAGTTAATGGTACGACAGCTGCAACTCATAGCGGAGGAGCAACAGTCACTAATATTTCTAAATTCATGGCTTGGGGTGAGGCATCAAGTGAAGACTTTATCATTGATCCTGGTTTATGGATTTTTGATAATTACGGAACAAAATTAATAGCTTTAATTTATAATGGTAAATGTTTTGAGTGGGATGCAGATGCGGGAAATGCTACTGGAACACGAGCCACGGTTATTTCAGGAGCACCGACAGCTTCAAGACACATGATTGTATCTACACCAGATAGACACTTAGTATTCTTTGGAACAGAAACAACGATTGGAGATACATCTACACAAGATGATATGTTTATTAGGTTCTCGGACCAAGAAGACCTCAACACGTACGCACCTAAAGCAACCAATACTGCTGGTACACAGAGACTGACTGGCGGATCACGGATCATGGGAGCAAGGCGTGGTAGAGATGCACTTTATATTTGGACAGACACTGCTTTATTTTTAATGAGATTTGTAGGTCAACCTTTTACTTTTACTTTCTCACAGGTAGGAACTAACTGTGGTTTAATTGGTAAAAACGCAAATACCGAAGTAGATGGAAATGCTTATTGGATGTCAGAAAATGGTTTCTTTAGATATACTGGTAAACTTGAATCACTATTATGTTTAGTAGAAGACCATGTTTATGAAGATGTAAACACCAACGCTAGAGATTTAATTAATGCTGGTCTTAATAACTTGTTTGGAGAAGTATCTTGGTTTTATGGCACAAGTTCTTCTGACTCCATTAATAGAGTTGTAACAATTAATTATTTAGAATCTTCTGCACAACGTCCTGTGTGGACTATTGGTACTTTAGCAAGAACTGCTTGGGCTGATTCAGCTGTATTTGATAAGCCACATGCTTGTTATTATGGGTCTTCTGATAACGCCTCTTTTGATGTACAAGGTAATACTAGTGGAAGCACAATTTATTATGAACACGAAACAGGTACCGATCAAGTTGTGTCTGGAGGCACAGTGACTGCTATCTTGGCCAACATTCAATCTGGAGACTATGATATTACACAAGATGCTAGAGAAGGAATTACATTTAGAGGTGATGGAGAATATCTAATGAAGATAAGAAGATTTATTCCTGATTTTGTTTCTCAAACAGGAAATACTCAAGTAACGTTAAATTTAAAAGATTACTCTAATAGTACTCAAGCAAGTTCTCCTTTAGGACCTTTTACAGTATCAAGTTCTACAACTAAAGTAGACACTAGAGCAAGAGCTAGAGCAGTGTCCTTAAAAATAGAAAATACAGGATCCTCACAAAATTGGAAACTAGGAACATTTAGATTAGATGTTCAAGCAGATGGAAGAAGATAATGGCAAAAATAGTACAAGCACTTACCCGAGCTAGTAAAGAATATGACGAAGTTGTATTTCAATCTTTAATAAGAGATTTAGATGCTGTAATTGAAAAACTTAATTCTACATATCAAGCAGATGTTAAAGATGAAGTAAATGCGGAGGCATATTTTTTAAACTAATGGCTGTACAAGGTAATACATTTATAAACGCAAAAAAAGATCTTACAGATACAAGTAATACTACTTTATATACTTGTCCCTCTGCTACAACAGCTGTTCTAAAATCTATTCTAGTCAATGATGACTCAGGATCAGGTGACACTATTACAGTAACTTTAACTGCTGGATCTGATGTATTCAGTTTATTTAAAGTAAAAGCTGTTAGTGCCAATACTACAGTTGAATTACTTACAGCACCTTTGGTAGTTCAAGAAGATGAGATATTAAAGGTTCAAGCTGCTACAGGGGATAGGCTCCATGTTGTAGCTTCAATACTAGAAATTAAGCCTAGACAGGTAGTAACATAATGAAAACCATTAATATAAACGGGAAAGAAGTTCCTGTAATTGAGTCTACTAAAGTAGTAGAAACGTTTAAAAATAAGAAAACAGGGGAGATTTATAAAAACAAAGAAGACTGGGTGTCCAAAAACATCCCTGCAAATGACATACGAAAAGATGTTATAGTGCACGCTCCAGGACTTGATTTGTTTCCAAAAACAAAGTAATGTAAAAATTCAGGTGAAATCCCTGCCTTTTTAAAATTTAACTAATACAACTATATGGCTATAACAAGATTACAATTACCCCGAGAAATGTACGCTACTGGAGATATGGTAGAAATGACTGAAAGTTTAGAAGCTGGAGCACCCTCTATAAAATATGAAGGTGATAAAAGACCACAAACGCAAATGGAAGGAATTGAAGGACAAATGGCTGGCCCCACTTGGTTTTTTAACAGAGTAGAAAATTTAGAATATTTAGGTTACTCTCCAGAAGAAGCAGCTGCCATAGCTTCGAATGATGAAGCATATTTTGAAATTGTTGGTGATCCATTAGCTGATGGTGGTCAAGTAAGACAAAAATATGGTCTTGGAAGTTTCGTTAAAAAAATTGGAAGAGGTATTAAAAAAGTTGTAGACAACCCTATTGTTCAAACAGCTTTAATGATGAACCCTACTACAGCACCATACGCAGCTGCTTATTCAGGACTTAGAAGTCGTAATCCGGTTGCAGCACTGATGGCTGTGCAAGGAATGGGAAATCCTTATGTTGTTGGAGGTGGTATTGGTAATATGAATACTAATAATATGATTCTTCGATCTGTACAAAATATGGGTAATATTAGAGGTGGTGGTGGATCAGGTGATGGATCAGGTGGAAGTTCTAATATTGATCAATATGATGATAATAGAGGATTTCTTCCACAAGATGGTGGTTCAGGTGGTGATAGTTTATTTGGAAAGGTAAGAGATGCTTTGTTTTATAAAAAAGGCACTCAAGAACTAGATCCCTTAAAACTAGCTTTAGGAGCCGGAGCAAGTTTATTAGGTATAAGTGCATTACAAAAAAGAGCCAATGAAAAACAACCTAAACTTGAAGACATGATTGGAGATAGAGGAAGTAAAATTGGTCTAGACGATATTCAAATGAAAGTTCAAGCTGCTATTGATAGTGGTGATAAAGCAACTTATGAAAATTTAAAAGTTACAGAGAACTTAGCATTCTTACCACCATGGGAATCTATTCAAAAAGCTGAAGGCGGAAGAATTGGTTATGCTTCTGGAGGAAAACCAAGCACTTCTATAATAGAAATCATGAGTGTAATTGAAACATTACCTTTTGACCAAAAACTACGGGCTTTGGAAATGTTACCGCCATCAGTAAGAGCAGAAGTAGAAGAAAGACTTGGAATGGCTGAAGGTGGTAGAATAGGTTATTCTTCTGGAGGAAAATCCTCTGCTGAGATGTTAGAAATTATTCAAAGGTTAAGAGCCGAAGGTAAAACTGAATTAGAAATTCAACAAATTTTACAACAAATGTTTTCAGTTTCAAGTTCAGGATCTTCAGGAATTATGAATGTTCCACAAAGACAAAGTATGTTAAATGAAATTATAAGACCAATTACTGAACAAACTTATATGCAATCAAAACCAGACGACTTACGTGCACGTATATCCCCAATAAGTTCAGAAACGTTAGATACTTCAGTTACAATGTTGCCTACAAAAGGCAGAATGCAAAGAAGTGACATGAGTGCTTTCTTTAAGGAACCAGTTGTGGCTCCTGAAATATTAAAAAGAATGCAAAGAAGTGACATGAGTAATTTCTTTAAGGAACCAGTTGTGGCTCCTGAAATATTAAAAAGAATGGAAAATATGCAGTTTCCTACTAGAACAATGGAAACTAATATGCCTCAAATTGATGCTACAGGAGCAGCTCAAGGTGGAAGAATAAATAAGGCTAATGGTGGACTTACTACATATGAAATATCCAGCTTAAAAGGATTAGGTTACGACACTAAAGGGGGCACAGTTCTTAAACCTTTTGGTGGCCTCAAAGTATTAAGAGATATTTTAAAAGTAAATAACATGGCTCAAGGTGGAATAGCAACCATGGGTAATGGTAGAATGATGAACATGGGTGGAATGGAAATGGATTTAAGAGGCGGTGGTTTTGTGCCAATCGGTAGAGCAGAAAAAGCTGATGATGTGCCAGCAAGATTATCTAGAAATGAATTTGTAATGACAGCAGATGCTGTTAAAGCTGCAGGTGATGGAGACGTTGACCGAGGCGCAGATAAAATGTATGCAACAATGAAACAATTAGAGGATAGAGTAGCATAATGGCAATACAACAACAGCAAACATTACCGGCACCTTTTATAGAAGAAGCAGGAAAAGATTATTTAGGTCAATTAAAAGGTTTAACATCAGTAGCTTTAGATACATCTAAATTTGCACCTACAGTTGCGGGTCAAGACGTATTACAAACTCAAGCTGCGACTTTAGCTGGAGATACTGGTGCAACAGGATTAGGTGGTTATCAACAATATTTAACAGCAGCACAAGGTTTAACAGGACCACAAGCTTACAAACCTTATATGACACCGTATCAAACAGATGTTATTGATGCGACTCTTACTGAGTACGATAAGCAAACACAACTTCAAGAACAAGGTTTAAGAGATCAACAAGCTAAACTTGGAGTGCTAGGAGCAGGTAGAGCAGGAATACAGTTAGGAGAGTATGGTTCTCAAAGAGGATTAGATAGAGCTGCGCTGCAAGCAAGAATGTTACAAGATGCTTTTAGTCAAGCTCAAGGATTAGCACAAACAGATTTTAATCAACAAATGAATTTAGCACAGTTACAACCATCATTAGCAGCTGGAAGAATTGGTACTTTGGGTCAAGTGGGCGCAAGACAACAGGCTCAAGCACAAGCTCTATTAGATGCTACGAGAGAACAAAACAGAATGGCTGCTATGGAACCTTATGAAAGAATAGGAACTTATGGATCAGGAGTAGGTTCTATGATTTCAGGATATCCAGGAAGAAGTCAGTTTACTGCAACACCTAATCCAACTCCTTTACAAACGGCTCTTGGAATTGGATCATTCCTTGGTGGTGCATTTTTAGGGAGACCCCAAAGAGGATGAGTAGAGTATTAAACAGACCTTTATTTCGTAGAGGAGGATCTACAAGTGGAATTACTTCTGGATTAGACAAACCAAGACAAAATTATAAAATAGGTCGTAGAGTTGATTATCCAGCTATGTATGAACAAGCAGAAGAAATTACAGAAAAATTTTATCCTGAAAGAGATTCTAAAAGAGATTTTGGCAGGTACTTAATGGATTTTGGTATAGAATTAGCTAATACTGAACCACAAGGAAGTATTTTTGGAACAGCTTCTAGAGCTTTAAGAGGACCTACTCAAAGATTTTTAGCAAGAGGTGATGTTCAAGATAAAACTAGAACTGAAGCTAAGTCTGATATTTTTAAATCTTTAATAGAATCGGAAGCAGATATTTTAAGTGGTGAATCAAGTGGTAAACTTTACAAAGATCAAGTAATGTTGGGTCAATTATTAGATGCTACTGAAAAAAAACTTAAACTAACAAAAAAACAAAAAGAAGAAGGGTTAAGTCAACAAGAAGAAACAGAATTATTGTTGGCAAATACAACCATTAATCAATTGAGAAAAAGAGATCCATTAGTAGAACAATTCTTAGGATCTAAAGATGTTATTGGGTCATTAGTTAATAGTATTTTACCAAGTAAGAAAAGAGAAATGGTTACAAATGAAGCTGGTGAAAGAGTTTTAAAATATCCTAGTACTCCAGAAGGACAACAACAAATGATTCAAGATGCTATTATAGAGATTAGAGAAATTATTGTAAAAGGTGGAGAAACATCTTTAGCTAAAGGTGGTAGAGTTGGTTATCAACAAGGTTCATTAGTCGAAGATGTAAGTATGGAAGAAGAAACTATTGAAGAACCTATGGCAGAAATGCCTGAAGCTGACGCCATGGATATATCTTATGATGAATTAAGACAAAGATTACCTGAATCAATAAGTGATGATATTGTAACACTTCTTTCTCAAAGTGCAGAAGCTTTAGAAGATTTTGCAATGATACAAACTCAACAAGACGTAGACATATTTAATTCTAAATACAACGTAAACCTAGTCCTACCACAGGAGGTTTAATGGCCATAAAACCTTACGAGCGGTATAAAGTAGACGTTGCTCCAGAAAAAGAAAAGAAAAAACAATTAGAAAATTATAATGATTTTCAAAAAGCAGTTCTATCTGCGCTAGAAGAATATACTGAACCAAAAAAACCAGTTAAATATTTTTTTGGTTTAGATGATACCGCTAAACAAGTTGGTGTAACAACTCTCTCTAACATATTAAACCCTACAAAATATCTTGCTCAAACTTTACTACCAGCAAAAGATTCTAGAACAGGTAAAGAAAAACCACCTTTTTATAATATTAACAAATTTATACGTGAGTCTAAAGGTATGAAAGAAAAAGACTATATAAGTGGTCTTGATGAAATTGCAAAAGGTTTAGAAACAGGAGTTTGGAAAACGACCGGAGCTCTTACTCCTTTAATCACAACTCCCATTGATTTTTCTTTAAACACAGATTTTACAAACGCTGTAGAAGAGGCATTAAATGATGAAAGAATTAAACCTGATGAACCAGAAACATGGAGAGGTGAATTAACTTCTTTAGGGGTTCAATATGGTATACCAGGAACTGTAATTACTAAATTAATTATGAGAGCTAATGCTTTAGCTCCTGCTTATAAATTTTTAGGAATAAATAAATCTACTAAAACAAGTAAGATTGCAAGACGAGCTTTAGAGTGGGGAAGTGTTGGTGCTGTTACAGATTTTATTGCATCGGAACCTGATAGAGGACCCATTACACCTATTCCTTTCACTCAACCTTCAGACACAAAAGGTTTGACTGGAAGAAAAAAAGCTGCGGCTGTTCTTAAAAATAAAGTTAAATATGGAGTTGAAGGAACTATAGTGGGTGGTGGTTTTCCACTTATGGGAAAAGGTTTACAACTTGGTTATAAGTATCTTGGTCCTAAATGGGCTTTAACTCAAACAGCTAGAATAGGTGCAAAAGGAATAGACTATGCTTTGTTTAAACCAGTTAGTTATGTTTTATCAAGAGATGCGGCAGCTCCTGCAGTTAAAGCTACATCAAACGTTATTCGAAATGCAACAGACTGGACACTTACTAAGTTGTTAGCTCCTACTATTAAAGGGCATTTTAAAAATAGAAAACAATTTCCTAAATTTGAAGAATGGAGATTAGGTTCAGCAACTAGTCCTTCTGTTATGAAAAGAGATGCTAAGAGTTTAGATAATTTTCTTTCTTGGTTTAGATCTTATGGTAGAAATCCTAAAACGATTGAAAGAGCAAATGAAGAAGTAAATCTGTATGCTAGAGGAACAGCTAGAAAATTTGATAGAGCTTTTGAATCTCTTGAAAGAAAAGTTTATGACATGGCTAAAAATTTTGAAGGAAGATATAAAGGAAATAAAACCTCTCCTGCTGGAGAAAAATATTTTTTTGATCAAGTTGATGAATTTGTTAAAGATCAAAGAACACTAGCAAGTTTACCAAAACCATTACAAAATGTTTCTGAACAAGTAAAAAAAGAACTAGTCAAAACTATGGATGCTTTTAGAAGAGCTTTACCTAAAGGTAAAAAAGGAGACGAAGTAACTAAGGATGTTGAATCTGTTTTAAGAGGAAAAACATCTGATTATATGGTTAGATCTTTTAAAATTTTTACAAATGAAAATTATGTTCCTAATGAAAAGGTTGTTAATAGCGCAACTGAATGGCTTAAAAAAAATATAGTAATGAAGGACAAAGGCAAAAGAGAACTGGCCAGAAAGTTTTATTTTAATATGAAACCAGATGCAGCTTATACTGCTTCAGCCAAAGAAATGGTAGATGAAATAATGCACACTGGTAGAGGAGATAATGTAAATCCGTTAGAAACTTTAAAATTAATTTCTAAAAGAATACTACAGGATAAAAAATATAAATTTCTTAACACGGGAGAAGAACTTCCTACAGCAATTAAAAATTTATTAGGGCAGGAAAGAAACCTTAAATTTTCTGTTCTTAACACAGCTACAAATGCTATGACTCAAACCATGGCTAAAAATGCTTCAGATTTTATTGCAAGAACAGGTTTAAAAGAGGGTTGGTTATTTAAATCAAGAGATGCAGCTAGAAATGTTTACCGAGCTCCTCAAAGAATAAATAAAATTCCAAGACTAGGTTTACTTAAAACTGATCTAGAGGGTCTTTACACTTCACCAGAGTTTGCTCAAATGTTTCAAGGATTAGGTGGAACTTTAAAATATTTTGTAGAAAATGCTTTCTTTAGACACATGCTTCAAATGAAGACAGGGGTTCAAATAGGTAAAACTTTATATTCTCCTGTAACTCAAGTTCGTAATGTAACATCAGCTTCTACATTTGCTCTTAACGCAGGTCACGTTGGAGGTAGAGCCAGTGTAACAGATGCAATGAGAATTGTAATGAACGATATTTTTAAAGCTGGTAAAGATAGAGTTGTATCTAATGCTAATGAAATTATTGCTCCTGAACAGTTTAATGATTTTGTTCAAAAACTTACAAGGCTAGGAGTGATAGATGAAAACATTGTAGCTATGGAATTAAAAGGAGTATTAGACGATATTAAAGTAGGAAAAATTAATACTCTTGATGGATTGTTTGATCGATTAATTAAAATGACCCCTACCGATAAAGTTGCAAGAATCTATGCTGGTGGAGATAACCTTTGGAAAATATATGGTTGGAACTTTGATAAATCTCAATTACTTTCAGCTGGAATGAATAGTGTTGATGAAGTAGCTGATTTATTTAAACATATTGGACAACCTTTTAATAAAACAAATGTAGCAACAGGAGTTGCTAAAAATTTAGATGATGCTTTAGACGAATTTGCAGCTTATATGATAAGAAATTCTTATCCTACTTACAGTAAAGTTCCTCCTATAGTTCAAGCTTTAAGAAGATTACCCATTGGAAACTTTATATCTTTCCCTTCAGAAATTGTAAGAACTACTGCTACTAATATTGGACTTGGACTTAAACTTGCTTCTCATCCTAACTCAGCTATTCGTCAAATAGGAATAAGAAGAATAACAGGAAGTGCTTTAACATTATATGGAATAGGGAAAACTATGTCTGCACTTTCAGAATATTTAACTGGAACATCTGAATCTCAACAAGACGCATACAAAAGATCATTTGCAGCTCCGTGGAATAGAGTTGCAAATTTAATTCCATTAAAAGGATGGAACAATGGTGAAAATTTAATGATTAATTTTACATACTTTATGCCATACGATGTTATTCAAAGACCTTTAGAAGCAGCATTAAAACAAATGAAAGATCAAGATTTAAATCCTAATGAAGTAGATAATTTTCTGTTAAATGCATTATTTAAACCAGAAGGTCCTATTCAAGAATTTTTAGAACCTTTTGTTTCAGAACCTCTAGGTTTTGATAGATTGATAGATGTAACTGTGAGAGATGGTAGAAAACCTGGTGGTGGTAGAGTTTATACCAGAAATGATGATCTTGATGACAAAATTACAAAATCTTTTGCTTATGTTTTAGATGGAATTAAACCTGGTGTTGTTCTTACTTCTGAAAAAATTGGAGCTGGTTTAAGACAAGATGTTTCTCGAGGCGGTAAACCTGTCAATACTTATGATGAGTTAATTGCTTTAATGACTGGAATAAGATTAATCAGAATAGATACTAAAAAAGATTTAGGATATTACGCTTCAGAATTTAATTCATTAAGCAGAGATATAGATGAAACAGATGGTTTTTATACACCAGAAAACTATACACAAAACACACCTAGTTTAATGGTTAAAAAATTTAGAGAAATGCAAGAAGATGATTTTAGATTGCAAAAAGACATGTACATGAGAATTCAAGACATGAAATTATTAGGTGTTGATGAGTTTACTATTAGACAAATTCTAACAAAGAAAAGAGTTAATGCTAATAAAATTAATAATCTAATGGCTGGTATTTTTACACCAACTACTTATTCTAAACCAAGATTTGATAATAAAGTAAAAGCTATTGAGGAAAGATTAGAAAAAGACTCTGCTGCAAGTGAGGCATATGAATATTTTGTTAATAGAGATTTTGTATTTCCTGAATTTGAATTAAACGATGTTATTCTTGAATATCAATTTAAAGAATTATTTCCTCAAGGTTATAATCCAGATAAAGAAACTTATCAAAAAAACAGCAAAGGACAAACATTGTTTGATGAAAATGGAAATCCTATTAAAGAAAAAGGATTTATAGAAAAACAAATGGATAAAATTGTGCCAAGTATTAAACAAATTATTACGCCAGGTAGTCCTATGAGTAAAAAAATTAATACACCACCTTTACCAAAAACAGAAATGCCAAAAGTAGCTACAATACCACAAGAAACCAACCCAATTTCCGGCTTGACAAGAACCCAGACAGCGTTATTGTCACCAGAGGAACAGGAGATTGCGAAAAAAATTTAATGGCTATAGAACCAAAAACTACAAGAGAACATATTGTATCCCTTTACGGACATATAAAGGGTGTTAAACGAGATATTGCACACATGCACAAAGGTATTCATGATTTGGGTGGCAAGATAGATAAAATCTATTGGGTTCTTTTAGCTACGGTGGGGGCTGTAGCCTTACAATTATTTCAACATTTTTTAGGATGAAACTAACAGCCAATTTTACTTTAGACGAATTAATCAAAAGCCAAGTGGCCGAACGTAAGGGCATAAATAATAATCCGTCTCCAGAACAAATAGAAAATTTAAAAGCTCTTGCTGTAAACATATTACAACCAATACGTTCACACTATAATGAAGCATTACAGATCTCTAGCGGCTTTAGATGCGCAGAGTTATGTATAGCAATCGGTAGTTCGGTAAACTCACAACATGTGGCAGACGACAATGCAGCTGCAGCTGACTTTGAAATTTGGGGTAGAGATAATAAAGAGGTAGCTTCGTTTATCAAATCAGAGCTAGAATTTGACCAACTTATACTTGAGTTCTACAAAGAGGGTGAACCTAATTCTGGTTGGATTCACTGTAGTTACTCATCAAACCACAATAGAAACCAGTGTTTGTACGCCACTCGTGGAGAAGACGGTAAAACAAAATACACTCCTTGGTTAGAATAAAAATTCTGCGCGCCTCACGCGTATATCCTATTATATCCAGGATTTAAGTTCTTCTCCCATTACTTCAGATGCAATATTAATTTTTTTACGTAAAGATTTTACAATTTTATTATCTACTGTATCGTTTGCTATAATATCTATGTAGGTTACTTTTCCTTTTTGTCCTATTCTATGTGCTCTATCTTCAGATTGCATTCTTTTCTCTAAATCATATCCGTTAGAATAATAAATAACCGTATTAGCTGTGACTAAAGTTAATCCATAACCACCTGTCTGTGGTGTTCCTACAAAAAACCTACATTCTTCTTTTTCTTTAAAATTTTTAATAGCTTTGGTTCGTTGATCGGGTAGCGTTTTGCCATAATAATGAACCACGGACCCCGGACCATATTTTTTCTCTATTGCTTTTACTATAGTTTGTATGTCATGTTGATAATGAGCCCATATAATGGCTTTACCTTCTACTTCTTCTGTAATTTCTAATAGTTCTGATAACCTGTTGTTTTTAATATTTTGAATAGTTCCATCATCAGCAGAAAAATGTCCACATGTTATTTGATGTAGTCTCATTAGTTGTGTTAGGGCTGTCATAGTTGTAACAGTTTTACCATTTAAAGTTGCGAGTGCTTCTTGTTTCATTTGTTTGTATAGTTTTTGTTGCTGTGGAGTTAGTTCTATTTCTCTTTTCATGTATATTTTATCCGGTAAATCTAAACAATCTTCTTTTAATACTCTATATGAGAATGTTTGTAGTTGATCAGACAACTCACCTAAATTTTTAAAATGACTTACAACTTGTATGGATCTACCAGAAATATGTAATGTTTTCATTTCTGCATATCTATTTCTAAAAGAATAATAAGAAACACAATCTAAATGACTAGGATCTAAAAACTCGCATTGGCTATATAAATCTAACGGATTTTTAGTTACAGGAGAACCTGTCATTATTCTTCTATACTTAGCAATATGTGAAAGACCTAAAATATTTTTTGTTCTTTTTGCTTTAGGGTTTTTAATAGTTGTGCTTTCATCAATGGCTACAAGAGCATTGTGTGCAATTAAAAAATCCATAGCAAAATTTTTACCTTTGTCTGTACTAAAAGCTTCTACATTCATGACTAATATTTGGAGTTCATGACCTGGAGCCATGACACTTTTTAATTTTTCGAATTGTTTATTGTTTATGTTTGCTTGCCACATTACTGCCACTTTGTCTATGTGTTTTGGTAAATGTGTGGGTAGTTCTTGATTATACCACGTACCCATAACACCTTTAGGTGCAATAATAAGAGCGCCATCAATTTTACCTCTATCATATAGCATAGCCATATTATCAATAAGAACTTTTGTTTTACCTGTACCCATCTCCATAAAATAGGCAAAAGTTTCTTTGTTCCATGACTTTTCTAAAGCAGTAAGCTGATGTTTATACGGCTTTGTCTTAAATTTATAATTCATGTTTTCTTTCTATTGACTTTTTATAACACATCCACTATATATGTCAAGTATGAAAGCTCGGAAGAATGATTTACCATTTGAGGCTTGGAAATTACGCACACCAACAGTGTATGTGATTCAAGAAATCGCGGGAACTAGAGAGGGCAAACCTAAAATTAATATTATGGGTGCTGCCAACTATGGCGATTTTAAATTTTTACTTCCCGAACTTTCTCAAATCATATTTTCTCCTGGCCCGTTAATATATAAATTGAGACAAGGATTGAAAGATTATTCTTCTCAAGATTATTTATTGTTAACGGGCGACCCAGCAATAATAGGTGTTGCTTGTTCTATCGTTTCTGATATTACAAATGGAAAATACAAATTATTAAAATGGGACAAACAAGAAAGAAAATATTATCCAATAGAAATAAATTTATTCGAGAAAGGAAAATTAGATGAATAGAATTAATTTTGAGCAAGATAAACAAGATGTTGTAGAAAAAACTTCTAACATTGATAAACTTGCAAATAAAATAAAAGAAATGCAATCAATACAAAAAGATATTGAAATAAAAGAAGAATACATAAAACAAAGAAAAAAAGATTTAGACCATGTTTCTGGAGAAGTTATTCCAACGATGTTGGCAGAAATGGGTTTATCTCATTTAAAACTTGCAGATGGATCATCTGTAGAAGTTAAAACGAATTACAGCGCCACTATTACTCAAGCAAATAAAGAGAAGGCGTTTAACTGGCTTCGTCAGAATGGATTGGGCGACATTATCAAGAATGAAATTGTCGTTTCTTTTGGACGTTCTGAGGATGACAAGGCAGCAGCATATGCTGAACTTGCGAAGGGTCAAGGGCATCAACCGACACAAAAGTTGAAGGTTGAGCCTATGACCCTGAAAGCGTTAGTCCGTGAACGAATCGAAGGCGGAAAAGAAATGCCGACGGAACTTTTCAATGTTTTCATTGGAAATAAAACAACAATAAAAAGGAAACAATAATCATGAATCAAGAAGTCGTGAAAAGACAACAAGCTGGAGCATTATCAAATGATATGTTTGAAGCTGATAAGCATCAGGATACTGGTGCTATGACACAAGAGGATCAAGCACTTCCGTTTTTGAAAATCTTGAGTCAACTATCTCCCGAGTGTAATAAGAGAGATGCAAAATATGTTAAGGGGGCAGAACCTGGCATGATCATCAACACTGTCACAAATGAAATATTTGATGGCGATAAGGGAATAGATGTTTTGCCTGTGTATTACAAAAGACAATACATAGAATGGCGAGACAGAGGTGATAGCGGTGGAGCTCCGGTTAAAATATATGAAGCTGGAGATGATCTACCTCAAACAACAAGAGACAAGGGAAATAAAGATAGATTAGCTAATGGTAATTATCTTGAAACAACTGCGTCTCATTATGTTATAAAATTGAATGGAGTTCCTCAAAGAGCTCTTCTTTCTATGAAAGCGACTCAATTAAAAACAAGTCGTAAATGGAATTCAATGATGAATAACATTATTCTGAGGGGTAAGAACGGTTTATACCAACCGCCTTCATTTAGTCATATTTACAAGCTAAAAAGTGTGCAGCAGTCTAACGACAAGGGCACATGGTTTGGCTGGGATGTGTCTAAAGTTGGAGAAGTAAAGGATAGAGGATCATATGAAATGGCAAAAGCTTTTTCTGGACAAGTGTCTAAGGGAGATGTCGAAGCTAAACATAGTTCTGATTCCAACTCAACTACATCTAAAAACCACTTTTAATAATTCACCACCGGTGAATAGGACGAGGCGGTTAAGCGAGAGTGTACCCGCCTCTCCAAAAAAGGAGATATGAAAAATTTTATTGATTTATTTTCTGGATTAAAAAGAGCTCATGGATGTACCTACGTTGAAAAGAAAAATGCAGATGGAACAAAAATTAAAGGTAAGTCTTTTGTAAAAAGAGAAGAAGTAACAGAAAAACATTGGCAAGATCATTTAAACGGAATTGAACCTAGTCTAGGTATCATACCAATAGACGAAACTAACAAATGTAAATGGGGTTGTATTGATGTAGATAAATATAACTTAGATCACAAAAAAATTATTAATCTTATAAATAATAATCATCTACCTTTAACTATGTGTCGTTCTAAAAGTGGAGGTGCACATATATTTTTGTTTACTACGGTTCCAGTTGATGCGTATTTAATGAGAGATAGATTAAGTTCTATAAGTGCTTTGTTAGGGTTTGGTAATGCAGAAGTGTTTCCAAAACAAGTTGAATTAAAATCGGAAGATGATACAGGAAACTTTCTTAATTTACCATATTTTAATTATAAACAAACTACAAGATATGCCTTTAATTTTAAAGGTGAAGCAATTACACTATCACAATTTTTTTTAGCAATAAAAAGATTAACTCCTGAAGAATTAGAAAAATTAAAACTAACAAGACCAGAGTCAGAATTTAGTGATGGTCCCCCATGTATAGAATCTATTACACAAAATAAATTAAATGATGGAAGAGATAGGGTTATTTATCAATACATACAATATGCAAAAAGAAAATGGCCAGAGGAATGGCAAAAACATATAAACGCTTTTAATTATAAATACTTTGACCCACCTTTAGATGACAAAACAATCCAAGACAAAATAAAATACCACGAGAAAAAAGAATTAGGTTTTAAATGTAATGAAGATCCCATGTGTAATCATTGCGACAAAAAACTATGTTTAACAAGACCTTTTGGAATTAAAGGTCAGTCTTTATTTCCAGATCTTAATGATCTTCAAAAAGTAAATCTTGATGACCCATACTATTGGGTAAACGTTGATGGAGAAAGAGTAAGGTTAAAAGATACTTCTTATCTCCAAGAACAAAGATTGTTTCAAAGAGCTGTAATGGAACAGGTAAACAAAGTTCCTCCAACATTAAAGAAAAAAGAATTTGTTGATATGGTTAAATTGCTTTTTGCAAACATAGAAATTGTAGAACCACCAATAGGTTCTTCTAAAATAGAACAATTACTAGATCACTTAGAAGAATATTGCACCGATAGAACAGCAGCTGGAGTTAAAAAAGAAGATATGATGTTTGGAAATGTATGGACAAATAAAGGAAAACACTATTTTATTTTTAGAGAATTTTTTAATAAATTTTTATTAAAAAGAAGATGGAACGAAAAATACGATGAAACGTTAATAATATTACGTGATAAGTGTGGATGTGAAATTGTAAGAGAAACTATAGGTAAAAAGAAAATAACAGTAACAAGCGTTAATGAATTTACTAAACAAGATAATGTTTACAGACCAAAACAATTTAAACCAAAGGATGTATTTTAATGAATGATGAATTGTTATTACTAGTTGTGGTAACAGCCGCATGGATATTTATAACTTTATGAAGACAATTGTATTAGGACCGCCAGGAACAGGTAAGACCACTACACTATTAAATGAAATGGATAAGTGTTTAAAAAACACTGACCCAGATAAAATTGGTTTTTTTTCTTTTACACAAAAAGCGGCTTATGAAGCCAGAGACAGAGCAATGAAAAAATTTAATTTTAGTGAAGATGATTTACCTTATTTTAGAACACTTCATTCCTTAGCTTTTAGACGCTTAGGATTAAAAAAAGAAAACGTTATGCAAAATAAACATTATCAAGATCTAGGAAGAAAAATGAATGTTAGATTAGATTATCATGAGTATGATAACGAACATACCGGTATCTTTAGCACAAACAGTGATATACTCAGAATAATTCAATTATCTAAATTAAGAAATATTACTCCTGAACAGCAATACAACTTACAAGAACACACACAAGATGTTTCATTAAGAGATTTGTTAATTTGTTATAATGAAATTAATGCATATAAAAAAGAATATAATTTAATTGATTTTACAGACATGATTGTTAATTTTGTTAAATCAGATGTATCACCAAAATTTGATGTTGTTTTTTTAGATGAAGCTCAAGATTTATCAAGTGTTCAATGGAATATGGCAAAATCTATTTGGGATAAAACACAAGACACATATATTGCAGGCGATGATGACCAAGCTATATTTAGATGGGCTGGTGCAGATGTAGATAGTTTTATTACACAAAAGGGAAAGATAATGCAGCTAACACAATCATATCGAGTCCCGCAGGTTGTGCATGATATTGCATCCAAGATAGTAACAAGAATACAAAACAGATTACCAAAAAAATGGAGACCAAAAACGCAAAGAGGTTTACTTTCATATTATCATGCCTTTCAAGATATTAACATGAGAGAAGGTAATTGGCTAGTGCTAGCTAGAACAAGATACATGTTGAATGATTTAGAAAATGTACTATACTCTAAGGGAATGTTCTACAGAAATAAATTTAAGAAAGCATATGAACAAGATTTATATGATGCTATATTTGATTGGGAAGAAGCTCGTAAAGGTAAACCAATAAATGCAGAACAGATAACTAGAATTGCTTCTTACATGTCTCCTAATCATTATCAAAAAGAAGAACTTCAACATTTAAACAAAGATTCATTTTATTCAATAGAAGAACTATTAAACAGTAAAGGTTTGCTTACACAAAAAGTTTGGTATGAAGCATTTGATCAAGCGCCAGAGGAAAGGGTTAGGTATATAAGAAGAATGAGAGAGAATGGAGAACAATTAAATAAGAATGCTAGAATTACTTTGTCTACTATTCATGGAGCAAAAGGTGGAGAATCACAAAACGTTGTGTTGTTAACTGATTTAAGTAGAAATACACAAAGAAATTATGAAAGAAATCCTGATGATGAGAATAGATTATTTTATGTTGGTGCAACTAGAACCAAAGAACATTTACATATTATTAGACCACAAGATATATACAAGAGTTTTAGAATATGAAAAGTAAAACATATAAAAAACAAGTTGGAGGATCTCACTATCAATCGATGATCATTCAGCCGAGCGAGTTTATAAATAAAAATAACATACCGTTTGCGGAAGGGAATGCTATTAAGTATTTGTGTAGGCACAAGCAAAAAAATAAAAAAGAGGATTTATTAAAGGCCATTCATTATTGTGAAATGGCAATAGAGAGGGACTATGGCGACGCCGATTTTTAAACCACAAACAGAGTGGACGGCACCTACGGATTTTCCAGATCTTACAAAAGTAAGTGAAATAGCAATAGATTTAGAAACCAAAGATCCTAACTTAAACGAAAGAATGGGATCAGGATCTGTGTTAGGAATAGGAGATGTTGTAGGAATATCTTTAGCTACTTGTGATTGGTGTGCATACTATCCTATCGCGCACGAAGGTGGCGGTAATATGGATCGTAGAATGGTTCTAAAGTGGCTACAAGATCAAATGAATACAGAGTCTACCAAAATATTTCATAATGCAATGTATGACGTGTGTTGGTTACGTAGATTAGGTATTAAAATTAATGGTAAGATTGTTGACACCATGATTGCTTCTGCTCTTATAAATGAAAATAGATTACGTTATGACCTTAATGGAATTTGTAGAGATTACATTGGTAAAGGTAAAGATGAATCAGCTCTGTATGAGGCTGCAAAGTCTTGGGGTGTAGATGCAAAAGCTGAAATGTATAAACTCCCAGCAATGTACGTTGGTGCTTACGCGGAGCGTGACGCTCAACTCACATATGAGTTGTGGCAGGAATGTAAGAAAGAAATATTACATCAGGATATTGAATCTATTTTTAATATGGAAACAGAGTTGTTTCCTGCTTTAGTTGATATGAGGTTTCTCGGTGTACGTGTAAATCAAGAACAAGCAGCGATCGAAAAGAAAACATTAATAGAACAAGAGAAAAAAATGTTAGGTGAAGTGTTAACAAGTACAGGTATAGATGTACAGATTTGGGCTGCAAGGTCCATAGCTAAAGTATTTGATAAGTTAGGATTACCATATGACAGGACAGAGAACACTGGAGCACCATCATTTACTAAGAATTTTTTATCAAATCACCCACATAATGTGGTCAAATGTATAGCAAAAGCACGTGAGATTAATAAGGCTCACACGACATTTATAGATACCATTCTAAAGTATAGTTTAAACGGCCGTATCCATGCGGAGATTAACCAATTGCGTGGAGATGGCGGTGGGACAGTCACCGGTAGATTTTCGATGAATAACCCCAATTTACAGCAGATTCCTGCTCGCAACAAGGATCTCGGCCCACGGATCAGATCATTGTTCTTACCAGAAGAGGATCATACCTGGGGTTGTTTTGATTATAGTCAACAAGAACCACGTTTAGTTGTGCATTATGCATCTTTATTAAATCTTTATGGTGTTGATGATGTTGTGCATTCTTATATGCAAGGCGATGCAGACTTCCATCAAATTGTAGCTGATATGGCTGACATTCCTAGATCACAAGCTAAAACAATTAATTTAGGATTATTTTATGGTATGGGTAAAAACAAATTACAAGCAGAGTTAGGTGTAAATAAGTTACAAGCTGATGAACTATTTAAACAATATCATACTAAAGTTCCATTTGTTAAAGCTCTTATGGGTGAAACAATGGAACGGGCTCAAGACACTGGTCAGATAAGAACGTTGCTAGGTCGACTGTGTAGGTTTCATCTATGGGAACCAAACCAGTTTGGCATTCACAAAGCATTACCTCACGAAAAAGCTATTAAAGAACATGGACCAGGAATTAAAAGAGCTTACACATACAAAGCTTTAAATAGATTAATACAAGGATCTGCAGCGGACATGACAAAAAAAGCAATGATTGAATTACACAAAGAAGGAATTGTTCCACATCTACAAGTTCATGATGAATTAGATATTTCTATTTCATCTGAAAAAGAAGTTCAAAAAATAAAAGACATAATGGAGACATCAGTTACACTTGAAGTTCCTAACAAAGTAGATTATGAATTTGGTAAGAATTGGGGCGATATAAAATGAGGAATAATTATGGCTTACTTAAATGCAAATATACCGGTGCAATATGCACAAATTAAAAGAGAATATTTATACGATCTTAAAAAACATCACGGCGAAGTTGAAGACTGTATTATTTTTGGTATTTCGAGTATTACGGGGCGTAGTATCCTTTTTCATTGTATTATGGAAAATGGAGCTATCTTCTATCGTCTCCCGATATCTGCATTCATTCAAAGAGGCTTTAAGCCAGAAGAAGTTCCCCAACGTAGATTGGATGAGCTACAGCTTTGGAATTGTTTCAGCTATTATCCTTCTGTACATACTTGGGATATTTTAGAAGGACAATCCGGAAAATACATCGGCAAAGATAAAAAATGGCACAAAGGTGCTTACCTATTTACGGTTGACTTTGCTCATCCTGAGAGTAATATACTTGACACCGACCATTCGGAAATTCCGCACGAACACAAGTGCGCTCACATCATAGCTCTTAACGACGGGAACTATGCAGCACAACCCAACAACAGATGTATATGGGACATACCTTCTTTTACAGTTAAAGACGAAGTTCCTAAATGGAAAGTGCAAACTTCTGAATGGAATGTAGAAAATACAAGTAAATGGGTGACAGAAGACACCGATAACTTTTTCTACGAAATTGAGGAGAAAAAAAATGATGATAAAAATTAAAAGATTCTTTAGAAAAATTTCTAGATGGATCGTAGCACAGTACAACGGATTTAATAAGTAATGATGGAAAGTACGTGTAAAAAATGTGGACATTTATGTCATTGCGTAGAAGCAGATCATGAAGGTTGTAAATGCGAAGATTGTAGATGCAGTCCAGCGGAGATTAAAAATGAAGAAAATTAAATCTATCTTAAAAAGATATTGGGGCGAAAATTTAAAAATGGACAATGGTCTTATAAAACAATGGGTCCTAAAAATTTTTAGAAAAGATGAAAAAAAAACCTAAAAGCAAATTAGAATGGTTTAAAAAGAACATAGTAATTGTTCCGGTAATTGGTGCAATACTAGCCGGAACAATTACGTCTGTTCGTTATGTTTTTACCATGACAGATACTATTCAAGTTAATAAAGAAATATTAGAAACTGTAACACAAGATTTAGCACTTCAAAAAGAAATACTTGCTGATATTAAAAATAGATTAGCAAGAGCAGAAGCAACATGGGATATGGCAGAAAATATATTTCAAC